ATCATCAACAACAAATCTATCCTAGATCGGCGGTTCGTCGTCGTCACTTGCGGGCGGCAACACTTCGGCCTCTTCAATCGGTTCAGGCTGGATAGCCATGTGTTAACCAGCCGAAGTCCCGCGCATAGCCCAAATTCGCTTTGCCTCGGCTTCCACTTTAGGCCGGATTGCCGCAGGTATCCTGCCAAGCATGTTGCGCCGCGTGCCTTTGTCTGGGGCGGCAATGATTTGTTTCGCCGCGTCATATATATGCTTGCTTGCGCAAGACCTGATACCCGGCTGCGCGTCATCCCATGGGACGCGCCCCATAAGCAAATCTTCAATCTGCTTAGATGGTCTCCAGCCATTCATTGAACGCCTCCCAAGCTGCATCCGCACCCAACGCCACACAAGAAAACGCGCCTGCATGTGCCGCCGCAGCCAAGTAATCCAGTTGACCGTCCTGCCATTTGCTCTGCGTCCTGTCGCGCCGTTTCATTTCACAAACGAACGACACGCGGCCCGGTATGATAATGTCAGACGCCCCCGGCGTCATGCCCTCGGCTTTGTGCTGCGCAATCGCGCGAAATTGGCCCCCGCGCAACTGGGCCTCGTTCCGGGGATGGATGGCCAGCGCGCCCCACGTAACGGGATGTTCGCGGCGCAGGCGGTTGAAAAACGTCACCTGCTCCACAGTTTCAGCGGGACACTTTCCCCGCCACTTTGGATCGCCAAACTGGCGCACCTGATCGGGCAAGTTATCTATTCGCATGGCTCTAAATCCTCCTGTCGATTGTATGCTATAACCCGATAAAACCCGCTCGCCGCGTCTTTTTCATAGGTCACAGTTTCCGGTGGTTCCTGCCCCCCGCTGGTCGCGGCTTCAAACGCCTGCCATTCAGACACCCCCCTGGGATGCCGCGTCTCCGGTGTAAACCAAATCGCAAAGCTGCGATATGGCGTGGTAATATCAACCCGCAACGTCTTATTGCCTCGGCTGGAAACCCCCGGCTTGCATTCCATTGCCAGCACCTTATCCGTCTGGCGTTGTGTCGGGTCTTTCTTCATAGCCCTAAAGTCGGCCATTAGCTTTTCATTAGGGTCAACAATCTCGCCCTTGCACGCGCAGCAATAACGCGCCGCAATGTCGTTTGCCGCGTGGCAGCTTGGGCATTCCTTGATTGTCCAACGGTATTCACACCGCACATGTTCACCCCGCGCGCCTTGCCGGATCATACCAAGGCACCGCCTGCCAAAATGCGCGGGCATCGGCCCCACGTCTGGCACCTCAACGCGGTTGCCGTCCAGGTCGGTGCAATATCCATTCGCGTCGATCAGGCCGCTGTCGGCATAGCCAAAAGCCTCTGGTCGCATGTTGAAAGCGTTTTCATGCCCGCACCATTCGCACACCGCGTTAACGCTTTTGGCCCCTTCATCCCCGCCCTTTTGGGCTTTGATCGTAGGCGAAAACAGATCCCCGTCAGGGCAGTGCGTTTCTACATTCTCCGTGTAATCCAGCACAAGGCAATCCGCCTTTCCGGGATGCAGGCGCAGCCCCCGGCCTATGATCTGCTGCAATAAGCCCACGCTTTCGGTTTTTCGCAGTATGGCAATCACATCAACATGCGGGGCGTCAAAGCCCGTGGTTAGGACTGACACGTTCACAAGGTATTTTAGTGCACCAGCTTCTCCGCTGGCCCCGGCCTTGAACCGTCGCAAAATGCTTTCGCGCTTTGTCTTGTTGGTCTCGCCCGTCACAATCTCGGAAAGCTCTGGGGGTAGGCTTTGCATGACCTCTTGCGCGTGCTGGACGGTCGCGGCAAAAAACATCACGCCCATGCAGTCGCGGGATTGCGCTACAACATCTGCCACGATCTGAGCCGTTAGCCGCCCCTGGCCGTGATAGGCCCGGTCAACCGCGTCCGCGTCAAACTGCCCGCGCGCGTTTAGCGTCAGTCCGCTGGTGTCATATCCTTGCGCGTGTATTTCGCCCAGCTTGGGCGGGGTTAGGTAGCCTTGATCAATCAATTCATGTGCGCCAATACGGTCAACACACTTCACGAAATACGGCGCGCGCGCCGTAGTGCCCGGGTTTACGCGCCCATCTGGCCACATGCGAAAGATGTAGCCCGATCCCAAGCGATAAGGCGTGGCGGTCAAGCCCATCACGCGCAGGTTTGGATTTGCATCTTTCATCTTGGCAACAATGCCCTGCACTGTGGGCGTAATCCCGTGGGCCTCGTCAATCACGACAAGCCCGAACCCATCATCCCCTGGCCTGCAAAATCGACTGATCCTATTCTTGACCGTCAATGGCGACCCGAAAACGACCGGATGCCGCAAGTCTTTGCCGCCAGCGCTGGCGCTAAATAAGCTGCACGGGTTTCCAGTTGCCAAAAACTTGGCGCGGTTTTGCGTGACCAACTCGGCAGACGGGGCAAGGCACAACACGCGCTTGCCAGTCTTGTCGTGGATGATCCGCGCCACATCCGCAATTATGTGGGACTTTCCTGCGCCTGTTGCCGCATCGATGATAAATGGATCGACACTTTTTCGCATCCAATCCAGTGACGCATCTAGCGCGCGCTGCTGGTATGGGCGGAGGGTCATTTCAGCCCCCAAAACTCAGACGCCTTGCCCCGGTATGGCTCAAGGTCGGCGTCGGGCGCTATATCCTTCAAAGCCTTAGCATAAGACACCGCCCCCACCCGCTTTGTTAGCGTCAGGTTGCGCCCCGCAAAAACCGCATTGCGCCCGCCTGCTACCTGCACCATCTGGGCCAGCAAGTCTTTTTTGCGTTCCTTCGCGCGGTCCTCAGCATCACATAGATCGTCCCACTCGGACACCATGCGCGCGGCTTCCAGCGTGTCAATTTCAACCCGCTTCGCCTCAAGGTGCGGCGCAGCGTTGTGTTCGCGCTCGTGCAGATATTCGGCATAAAACTGGCGCAGTTTGGGCAGGTTCTTAGCGCGCCATTTGCTGCAAGGCTTCACCGTCTCTAGCGCCGTAAATCCAGCCCCCCACTGGAAAAAGTCCCACCATACCCTCTCGCAGACCCACAAGCTGAATTGGATTTGATCGTGGTATTGAGGTTGCTGCTCAAGTGTTTTGAAAGTGTCGCCGTCCTGCATTTTGCGCTTGCCGAATGGGCATTTAATCTCAAGCCCCCCAACAAGACCTACAAGCCCGTCCGGGCTGCACCCCGCCCAATCCTCTTTCGTGACAAAACCAACAGCCTCGACCGCGTTTCCGGTTTCCATTTGATATTCTACAAGCGCGCCGCCCTCGTGAAACGTGCCGTATTCGGTTGCGACGTTTCCAGTAAATTCGCTTTCAGCGCCGCGCCAATCCCGAACCATTCGGCGCATCACGTCATCGCGGGTGGCAAAAGGCGAATTGCCAAGTATTGCCCCCACTGCGCTTCCCGTGATCCTGCCTTTGCGCGATTCATGCCATTCTGGTGTTCGTTGTTCCATTTTTTTCACCAATTCCCGTATAGAATGCCTTGAAACAAGGCTATTCTTTTAGATTTATCTTTAAGGTTCATTTGCTTAGCAGACGCGGTCGCAGCCCTCCAAGCCTTGAATTGATCCCATGTTGAAACAACGATAAGGTTAACTTCTCCACGTCTGTAGGTGTAAAAATCGGAATTGCCATATTCCTCTAGATCTTCTTTCGTCGTCAACGTGAAGCCGTTTTTCTCGTACGTACCATTTCCCTTGAGGTCTAGGACAACAAAATCAGCGTCTGTATCCATCGGCGGCGGCGAGCAAATCTCTCGGCTTCCCGTTCTGAAAAATGGAAACCCTAAGTTTCCCAAGTCTACCCATGCTTCTTGTTCTGTGTATTCCACATCTCTCTCCTTTCGCTTCATGTGCCGCGCCCCACCACAGGACGCGGCGAAGTTGTCGCTAAAATGGAATTTCGTCGTCCAGCGAGCCAGCGCCCAGGCTTGACGCCTGCGGCTTAGCTTTCGGCGGAGGCGCGTCCTTCACGTCAATGCCTTTGGATTTGGGCGCAACCGCCTGCACCCAATTGCCCGAAATGAATTCCCCAGGCTTTTCACGATCAGGCATTTCCCAGACCGCCAGCCGCACAATCATAGGCTTATTGGTAAGGCATGCCGTCAGCGTTTCGTCGGTCGGCACGCCGGGCTTTGTCGTCAGCTTTCCGCCAGCATTGGCGTCAATAGCCGCCAACATGCGCCGCGCCTTGTCGCGCTTTTTCGCGGCCTTGTCGGCGTCTTTGGCGTTGGGGTCATCATCAGTCACCCACAGCTTATGATACACCTTGCGGTTTTTGTATTCATCCGGCGAAAGAACCGTCCAGCGCAGGCTGACAAAGCTGGCGTGGTCTTTCTCGTCCCACTTCGCTTCGTCGATCATAGCAAGAACGCTGGATCCGTCAGGGATCGGATCAAAGTTTCCTCCGCCCGGAACCTCGTATTCAGTCGATTTTTCATCGGCGGCGTTTGCGCCGTCACTCAAGTCCCAAAAAGACATTATGCGTCCTCCGTTTCGGTTTTAGGTTGCGCCGGGGCGTTGTGCCCTTTTAGCGCGGGAACAATATCAGCCAGCGGGTTTTTGCCTTGCGGCAATTCCAATGGCTCGGTGATGCCATAGCGGTTTTTGCTGACGTTGCTGGCCGTGGCATGAACAATCAATTGACGGTCGCCGGTGCTAATCGCTTTCTTCCGGTCGCCGTCGGATCCTTTTGTAAAGGTTTCCAGGCGCACAAACCCCACAACATCCACGTCATCAACGTAGGGAGGCAAGCTCTTGGACGGCAGGCGCAATGAATAGCGCATATAATCATCGCTATCTGGCAGTCGCATGGTTTCCACATCCGCGTGGGCAACAAAAACAACGTGCATCCCTTTGCGCGTATTCAGCAACCCCGCCGCCTTGCGCACCCGCTGGTGCATCGACGCAACCGCAGACAGCCCAGCGCCATAGCCGCCAAGCGCCTGATTGATCGACTTGGCTTTGGGGTCGCTTTCCAACACCGCCGACACAAAAAGCCGTTCCAGCGCGGTCACGCTGTCAATGACGACGGTTTCGTATTCGTGGTCAGACTGCAAAAGCGCAATCATCTGCGCCCACAGTTGATCCACCGCGTCTTGAGCCTTCGCGCCTCCAAGAACTGGGAAGGCGTCCGGGCGGTCGCTTGCAGGGATAGCCTGCAAGCCGTCCTCGGCCCTGATAAAGATTGGTTTTGGAAATGATGCGGCAAGGCTGGTTTTTCCCATGCCGCTATCGCCGCAGATCGTTACCATAACGGCTCGATCCTCCGGCTTGGCAATAGATGCCATAAGGTCAGACATAACGTCTCCAATATGTTTCGGCTCATTGGCCCGTGTGGCAGGTCACACTCCAAATCCTGCCCCTTGACCTTAAAGGGGCCTTGCGGTAACTGTCAAGGGGTCAATTCGGGCCAAGGGGCGAACCATGCAGAAACCAGTCAAAGTAACATTTAACGAGACAGACAGGGCCAAGATTGAAGCCGCCGCAGATCGCCTTGGGCTATCTTTGGCAGCGTTTTTGCGTATGTCGGCCTTGAAGGCCGCAAACAAATGATGCACCGAGAGTTTTGGGAAAGCGGCCTGCGCGTATTTGGGCTATACGGTGCAACGGACGGCATGTGCGATTGTGGGAACCCACATTGCCAAGCGCCATTCAAACACCCCATTGCGTCCAACTGGCAGCACACGCCCGCTTGGGATGATGATCAGATTGACGCTATGGAAATGGCAGGCCAGTTTGACACGGGCTTTGGTGTTCTTTGCTCTGGATTGCTTGTCGTGGACATTGACGAACGCAACGGCGGGGTTGATAGCTGGCACAAGCTGGCCGAGGCTGTTCCAGAGATATCGGGCGCTGGCATGGTGGTTCAAACCGGGTCCGGCGGCGGATCGAGGCACTTGTATTTTAGCGCGCCCGAGGGCGTGGCGCTTGTGCAGTCCTTGCCAGATTATCCCGGACTTGACTTCAAATCGTCCGGCTACGTTGTTGGGCCGGGGTCTCTACATGCCAGCGGCAACCGCTATATCATGCTTGAAGGTGGGCCGGAAGATATCGACGCGGCCCCGCCCGCGTTGGTGGACATGCTGCGCCGCCCTGATCGTCACCGCGCTGAGTATGACGGGCGGTCCATTGACGTATCGCACGGCGACCTTGCCGACATGTTGTCCAATGTGGATCCTGATTGTGAATACGATACATGGATCAGGATTGGCATGGCCCTGCATCACGCCACGGGCGGCACGGGCTTTGGCGTTTGGGACCAGTGGTCGCAGCGCGGGGACAAGTATGAAAGCAAGGGGATGGATAGCCACTGGCATAGCTTTGGCCGTTGCGCCAATCCTGTGACGCTTGGAACACTTATCCACCACGCCGAACAGGGCGGCTGGCGCATGCCGGTTTCATTCACGCCGGATCCACTTTTACAGTTTGACGAACCGGACAATCAGGACCGTGCAGACGGCTTGCCTTTTGATATCGGCGGCGTGGATCTTACCGCGCCCCCAGGTTTTGCTGGCAGAGTTGCCGAGTGGATCGAAGATCAATCGCGCCGCCCCCGCAAGCGCCTTGCGGTAGCTGGCGCGCTGGTGGCTCTGGGGAATGTGTCAGGGTTGCGCTACACCGACGACCGCGACGGCGTGACATGCAACATGTTTGCTTTTTGCGTTGCAGGGTCACGGACGGGGAAAGAGGCGATCCAGCAGGGTGTTGCCGAGATCCACAGGGCGGCTGGTATCGCGGGGGCAACACATGGCGCAATCAAGTCAGAGCAGGAGATCGTCAGAAACCTGATCAGGCACCAAGCCGCGCTTTATGTCGTGGATGAAATCGGCATATTTTTGCAAAAGGTAAAAAACGCCCAGAGCAAGGGCGGAGCGCTATATCTCGATGGCGTGATTGGCACGCTTATGGCGGCATATTCAAAGGCTGACGGCTTTATGCTGTTGACCGGTGACGCGAAAGAAGAAGTCCGTGCTGCGCTTATGAAGGAAGCTGCACAGATCAACAAGCGGCTGGACGATGGCGCTGGCAATGCGGCGATCTTGCAAAAGCGCCTGGAAGGTTTGACGCAGGCGATGAACGGTCTGGACCGTGGCCTTGACCGTCCATTTTTGTCGCTGATCGGGTTTACAACGCCCGTCACGTTTGACGAGCTGGTGGATTATCAAAGCGCGACCAACGGATTTATCGGGCGGTCTCTGATTTTCAACGAGCGCGAAACCGCGCCCCGGTCAAAGCGGCGTTTCCGCAAGCGGCCTATGCCTGACAACATGGCTGCAACGCTGACGCAGATTTATGGCGCTGGCAATTTTGACATGCAGGACGAAGGCGGTCGGGTTGAGTATTATGGCAAGCGGGCGCGCGTTCCGACAGACGCCAAGGCGCATGACATGCTGGATGCCGCGCTAGATTGGTTTGAGGATCAAGCAGAGGCCCACAAGGGGCGCACAGGGCTAGAGGCGCTTTATCTCGGGGCGTATGAATTGGTCAGTAAGGTTGCGCTTGTGCTGGCGGTCCCGGAAGGGCGCAGGACGGCAGAGCATGTGCGGTGGGCTTTTGCTTTGGTGCGGCGTGACCTTGATGAAAAGGCGCGGCTGGTTACGGCGAACGACCGGGAAAAAGACGCACCCAAGATGGCCCTGGCCGCAAAGGTGGCTAACATCATCGACGGGGACGGCGAGACGTTTGGCGTGATCTGTAACCGGCTTCGGTCGGCAAAGCGTGAAGATGTGAAGGCAGTGCTTGACGATATGGCTGCTAGAAGTGTAGCGTCAAAGCTTGAGCGAAAGCACCCAAAAAACGGAAAAGTCACTGAGGTTTGGGCGCTCAATAGTTAGAATAGTTTTTAGCATAGTAAGCTAAGCAACTGTAAAAGCTTCACAATAGTAGAATAGTAGAATAGTAGACCCCCCCCCAAGATCCTGATACGGTCTAGGGGGTCTTTTTGTATCTATCTATATGTATCTACTATTCTACTATTGTATATATATAGATATATGTAACCCCTTATTATATAAGGGGTGTTAGCGCTAACATAGGATAGTAAGCAACTTACTATTCTGAACTATCCTTACTATCCTAAAACAAGAGGAGCAGTAGCGGCGCGTCACATACCCCAAAAAAGTTATTTCAGCTTATGCAAGAATATGTGTTGCGCCAAAGCGCAAGGCTTGCTAGGGTCGGTTCAACATCAAGAAAGGATCAAAAAATGAGCGAGACAACAGAGACAGAGTTGAAGACAGCGCGGAAAGTTGCATGGAAAGCTATGTGGGCGTTTTTGCGTGCTGCGTGGGCTGCTGATGGGGCTGAACGGCGTGAAGTGTGGTCCGTGGCTGTTGCGCGGGTTGCGGCGATGGTGGCAGTTTGGGCCGAAGAACGCGCGGCCCGTTTCGAAGCATGCGCAACCAATCGTGCGCGGGATGCAGACCGTGCGTGGGATGCTTGGAATGCCGCGATAACAGCTTACGAAAGGGCGAAAAAATGAACGAGACAACAAAATTCATCGACATGGCCAAACGCCATCGCGACCAAGACATGCTGGACGCTGGGTCTTTTGAAATGAAAAACGGGAAAGCTTGCTCAGTCGGATGTTTCAACGCCGAGCTTGGAAACAAACCTTCCGACTTTGCCGCACTGGCTAAGGCCACTGGATACCATGAGGCGGCACACAGGCTGCAAGAGGCTATCTTCGAAGGGCTGCCGCAAAGCGACCGCTTGGACTGGCACGTTCAGTTCTTTGAAAAGGCCGCAACCGTCACCGACTGGGACCGGGTGATGCAGCTAACAACCCTTGCGGCGCTTAAAATTGCAGAACCGCACGACACGTCAGCAAACGGGGTCGTCGCTAAGGTTATCGGTCTTTATGAGCGGCTTTTGAATGGCGATAATCCGTCAGGGCAGGAATGGGCTGATGCGTGGGAAGCTGCGTGGGCTGTTGCGCGGGTTGCGGCGCGGGTGGCAGAGTGTAATGTTGGTCTGTGGGCTGCTGCGAGG